TATGGCTCGTGCTGAGAAAAAAGAAGCAAAAGAAACATCTTTGGAATCTTTGATGAAGTTTAACGTCTTTCTTTCAATTGCTACATTGGTCTCGGTTGCTGGAGCGACTGTGGCAGACTATGTTTTGATGGCTTGGCTCTGGGTTTAATCACCTGTGTGTCTCTCTGGTGAATCCTAGACCTGTCGGATCGTCGCATGGACGACTTCGTATGGAATTGAGGCAACAACATTTGATGCACATACCGTTCCATCGATTTGTCTTTAACTGAATTAAACATCGTGATTTCAATCTTCGAGTTTCGAGAAGACAACCTTGGCATCTGTAAATTGGCATCATACAAAATTCCTCAACTTGATTACTATATGTCCTTCAACTCTCCAATCGCAATCACAATGTCTTGACCATGGGCAGCCAAGGACAATCTTCTCATCATCGCCTACTTCCATGTACGCATATTCCTCTTCGGTCATGCGTAATTCATCGAGGGCCCCACGTTCGTTCATATGATTTGCTTCGATGTGAATACGAAGTGCATGGATAAATGGCTCGTACCAGATTGTTTTCATTCTTCTTCACACTCACAAATAACTTGATCCTTGTAATATTCTTTAAATGGTCTCGCACAGTTATCACAAATCATTCAAACTCCTCCAGTGTTGTTTGGTTTAGAGCTTTAGCAATTATCTCTTCAACATTGCCTTTGTAGTCTGGATCTATTTGCGTCGCATAGTCGATGAGTGTGGAGGCTAAGTGGAGACATGCTTTTCGATATCGAACCACTCTCATCGCTTGTGTTGCTATATCTTCTTGTAATCCATACGCTCTTAGACCAATTCTAACCCATTGGCTAAAGTTATCCATCTGTGTTGCTATCTGTGCGGTCTCGACCGTTAGGGAGACTTCTTTTCTGACCTTCATCAAACAATCCTAGCAATATTTACTATATTAAATCACCCGGACGGACGGGTGGAAATTCAAAGTTCTTGACGGTCAAACCAAGGGCTGCGCCCTTCTATTCTGCATAAGCCGACAGCATGCGGACATCCCTATACGTCTCCGGAGGAGGGTCGGCGGTATAAGCCGTTTGGCGACTTCGTCGCGAAGATGGGACTACCTGCATGGAAAACGATCTGTCTTTGTTTACCAGTTTAATTTATACACCTGTTTTGATTAGAATTGTTTGGCGGCGGGAACCGGTCTGGTGCTTTGCTAGCAGAAACAACCCGCTGCCACCCCAAAAAAGAGATGATTTACTATGGCTAAAGGAGCAAACGATTTAATTTTAAGAGACAGACTACAATTTGATATTTCACCTATAGGTGGAACCGCTTTGGTTTATGGCCGTGTGGATCTATCAGATTATGTTTCAATTCCAGAAGCGAAGGGATTAGCCATCAAAGAGATTCGATTTCAACTTCGAACACGCAATATTTCAGACAATGGCGTTTGGCCTGACTTTATGGGGCCTGAATTGATTGCTTCAATGTCTAATGATATTACATACAAATCTAGCGTAAAACTTTTCGCAACTACAACAGCGTATGAATCCGTTGTTGATGTTGGTATTGCTTCCCCTAACGTCATCTGCGTTTTTGACAAACAATCACTATTAGTTCGTGACACAACAAACAACTCCGTGATTGTAAACACTTACGAACATATGTTTGGAACGCCAGACCTTCATCCAGAAGGGTATGATGTTGTAACTGATCTCCTCATTGGAATCGCTTGTAATGGACTAGCAGGTGAAGCATTAGTATCCACAACAGCAGAAATTGATGTTATGATTATTGCAGAACCTAAGAAGATCACTTCCAAGGACCTAACCCAGATGCTCAGTCAAGCGCAAGACGTTTGAGGTGAGTTAATTGGGGCGCAAGCGTACTAAAGAAGAGGCTCTTGAACGTCTGTTTGATGTTCCTGATGTACCTGGTCTTAAGGGTAAACCTGGCTTGATAAATCGTGCAGCTCGAATTGGTGCTGCTGGTCTTATCTTGCTTGACCCGTTAAACCGATTGGCCGATGAAGTCACCGTCGTTCCATACGACATGATCGCAATACCTGCTCATGAATACTTTAGACTAAACTCCGACCCAACATTCCAGATATACATACGCGGTGGAGAAACCATCATGCCTACTGGGGGTAATGTACGAGATGTTCAAGAAGTAGTCGAAACTATGGCTGTAGAGGAAACACCCAAGCCTAGAAAGAAAACTACTGCCTACCAACGCAAGTACAAGAAAGCCTTTGCCCAAGTTAAACCAAAGCATATGAAAAAGGATGGTACTTGGAAGAAAGGCGGATTTAAGGCTGCTGTCAAGGCTGCTCATAGGATGTGTAAATGATGGCTCTTACTATTATTAAAGAAACTATTGAATTGGAAGATGTTCTTTTAGATGCTGATGGCAATGGGTATATTCAAAAAAGAATAAATCTACAAGAAGGTTACAGGCATAATTTAATTCAAGTGGATTTCTTTGAAGATGCAATTCCATTGATACGAGGAGGCCCAGGGGATGAGCAACCAACCTACGAAATGGTAATATCCCCATACCCTCAAATTCCTACAAATATGTTGTATAATGAAAATACACCTCAAACTCGCCGATATACAGCTGCGGGAGATGATTCAGTTTTGTTCAAGGCAAATGCTCGACTTATATTGAATCGACATTCAGAATTTACACAATTTCCTAGTGAACAGATCTCAGCACAAAACAAATCGTTCTTTTACGCTCCTCATGTTTACATCAATATCCACTTTATGGGGGTTGCAGATACAGAGTACGGTAACATAGCCTTATCATTTATGATGGCTTTTGATAAGAAAAAGGTGTCTGTTTTAGAAGCAACAATGGGAGTTTTGGCTGAATCTCACGCTGCTATGTGCGCTTTGGCTATGTCAAATGGACACTTGGTAAGCGTTCAAGCATTAGAGGGAAATGTGTTTCCAATGTGGAGATATGGTGGAGTTCGACCAGAAACAATGCTTACACCATTGGCTGCTAACTCCTTTTTCTTAGATATTAGTTCCAGAGATCAAGAAGAGATGACTTCGAGTGCGGGAATCAGACAAGTGGTAGCTGACGCAAGACAAATGAACACATTCGACGGAGCATTAGGTCGTCGACGTCCTGACTGGTTGAGAGAATTCCTGAACGCTGGAATTGCATCAGGACCAATTCGCCCTAATCCGATCCCTCTAAGATATGCCGATAACGGAAATACAAGGATGTTTTGAAAATGAGTACAGAAGAAAAAACCCCAATTGAAGAAAAGAAAACCCCAACTACAAAATTTGCCGAATGGCTTATGGCTCGTGCTGAGAAAAAAGAAGCAAAAGAAACATCTTTGGAATCTTTGATGAAGTTTAACGTCTTTCTTTCAATTGCTACATTGGTCT